AACGAATTGACGCGAGCGTAAGCCCACTGTTCTGGGCTAGTAACCGTTGGCCTAACAGAACCCGGATTGGTCTTGTAAGCCCCGACACCACGCCTAAACACCGCAGAAAGAGTCCTTAGATTCGTTCTTTTAGACTCGGTATCACCCACATCTTCGTTATGGTCTTCAACCTTCTTAGCCAGCCCTTTCTTCACAGATCCAGACAGCGCTGCTCGATCCTTCTCTTCATCAGCCTTATCCATCGCCTTCTTGACTCTGCGCGAAAACGCAAAACCTGCGTCGCCACCCCATAAAGCCCAAGCTATGCGACCTGCTGATGGGTATCCCTCCTCACCCGGACTAAAGCCTTCAGCCTGCTTATCGACCTCATGCCTAGAAAAGAAAGAAAACATTCTTCTAATAGTTCTTGGTGACAACTGCTTTCTGTTCGATATATCCCTAGCCCGTGCAACACCAACCTCAGTGCCCCCGCGACCAAATTCTTCACGCCAAGCAAGACCCTTTCTGGCCTCACTGACCATTCCGTCATTAGGCGTTGTTTTTAACTCAACCCCTTTATACGTCGGCATCTTCATCACCAGAGACAAGTGCTTCAACAGGCGCTAAAGGCCCAGCGTAAGGTTCTAAAGCGTAAGTAACGCCAAATTGCTCCATTAGAGCCTTATCCCTTTGAATTTGAGCCAGTAGTTCTTCAGTGTCTTTGCCGTAATTGCTGGCAACGTCCTGCAAACTCAAGATTCCGTTCTTTAGACCAAGTACAGCCGCAGTCATTTCCTTCTGCGGGTCTACCCAAGACCACGCCCTGCCCCTGAACTCACTCTTTTCTACAAAACGGTCATATTCTCTAATTGGAACGATGATCGCGCCCATCTCCATAGTGGACGCTAACCAAGCCTCATAAACCTTGCGAACAAAGCTATCAATGAGGAACGCTTGTATATTTCTGTATGTATCACGCTCTTCTAGCGCGCCCTGCCTGATGCTGGAGTAACTGGTTGCCTCTAAATCGTTCGATAAAGACGTGTAGGAGGCTCCCTCAAGGCCGCTTGAGATACCCTTTAGAATCGCCTTATGAAACGATTCAAACTCGCTAGAGGGGTACTGAGGGTCAAATGCGGTGAAGTCCACGCCATTTGGCAACTGATGGAAGGTTCCCGGCTCTGCATCCATGATTGGCACATTGCCATCCATGTCATCAGCAACAAACCCATCGCCAGCGGGAGAGGTGAAAAAGCCCATCTTGGATGCGCCAATTCTTGCGTTAACAATCGCCGCTTCTCTCAGGCCATCTAACTGCTTCAGTCCAGCCATTGACGGTGCCATCCAAGGCTCACCTCTAGTCTGACCAGCACGCAAACGCTTATAGACGTGCAACATTTTGCTAGCAGGTATTCTTATATGCTTTGGGCTTTTAGACATTGAGGTGAAGTCGTAATCACCCGGATGATACGAAAGTAGATGGTAGGCGATTGGCTTTCTAAAGCGATCAATCTCAACACCCATTCTTACTTCATTGCCGTTTGGCAGGAACTCAGAGAATTCTTCGTCAACACGGTCTGACTCAATCATCTGCAATGAGATTGAATCCTTGAACTCAGCGCCTCGGTGCAACATTACAAATGCCTCACCATCCCTAGCGACAGACTCAATGACCATCTTTTGAACATCAGTCCAAGATAAACCGCCATCAACGGTGCAATTACCGTTCTTGCCCCAGGATTTCCACTCCATTTCAACAGCTTGGTTGCCAGACTCATCTAACTTGCCGCCAGCAGCTAAAGCTTTGACCTGTAAGGTAAAACCGCGCTCACCAACAACATTGTTTTTCAGTAAATTGAGGTATCGCTTGGCATATTCATTATTTCTAGCTAAATCGCGTGAGCGAGAGCGTAATCTGGTCAGTGCAGGCTTTAATTCGCTATCAGCGCTTCTTTCTGATGACTTAAAGTCCTCAAACAGCCGTCCAGTGTTCGCGCCTGAGTAAGATCGCTTAAAAGGGACTACAACAGGCTTCTTTGGCCTGAATCTATCAAAAAACGCCATTAGAACCTCGCCTTAATGGTCGAAGAGCCAGTTTTTCCGCGTTTAGCCAGCTCTTGAGCCTCATAACGCACAACCTCACCCCGATAAAACTCTCTAGCATCAATCAATTCCTGAAATGAAAGCTTAGTTAGTGATCTGCCAGCTATTGAGTAAGAAGAAACGTCTGAATCAGCCTTACCAGACAACAAGCTTTCAATCTTGTCTGCCATTATCTGAGAAAAAATACGGGGGTCAGCGTTGTCATCATCAAGATCGACAAGAATGTTGAAGTCGCCATCATCGAATGTGAGGCGATTGCCGCTAGATGTTTGGGTTATTTCCAACTGCCAGTGGTAAGAGCCAGCAGCAATTGCAGCACTTTCTGTTGAGGAAATTGTGAATAAGTATCCGTCAGCGACTTCTGTAGCAGAGACGGTGAACTCCGCAGCGCCACCTCTACTGAGTCGGGCTACATACTGGGCAGAGTAGAGAGATGTTGGATAGTCGCCAACAAAATCTACGCGCTTCCACTGCACATAGTCACCGACAGTAAACTCTGTAGGCTCGGTGGTGGGAGCGTTTGCCGGGTCAAACTGGTTTGCCATAGATTACCGCCATGAATTAGCAAAGCTACGCCCACCCCTCTTTTTAGGTACAAATGAGCGTTGATTCGGTTTAGCAATATCAGATTCAGATACGACAGAATCCACTACTAAAGGTGATTCGTCAAGTTTATCTGCTAAACCATTGATATTTATACCAATAATAGCATAAGCTGCATAGGCATACACCATGCAATCTAAAGCTTCATTTCTGGCCCTTATCTTCTCAAACACACGTTTTTTATAGCCTTTATGGTACTTAGTGACGATTTTCTCGGCTGTTAGCTGTCTAAAGTACTCATCATTGAGCACATCAGAGAAATGAATGTAACCCGGCCCCATTTCTTGTATTCGCATACGGGCAAACATCAAATCCTTAACCGTATCTACCCCAATTGGGAATAATGGGCATTTTCCGATGTTATTTTTGCTTGGTCTGCCAGCTACAGGCTTTCCTTCTCCGCCCACACCCTTAATTGCAAAGACCTTGCGTCCAGCATTCTTTTTGCAGTAGGAATAGACTGAGTTGGTGAAATGGCCTCCAGAGTCAACGCAAGCGGCACGGATGGCGATTTTTCGTCCAGTTTCGGTTTCATACTGCTTGGACAACTGGGAGTCGAGAGCAGTCCATAGCTGCGGAGTAGACGGATCTCCGTACAAGGTAATATGGTCGATAACCCAAGACTCATCATCCCTCCCGTAACCTACAATTGTGATTTCTAGTCGATTATCCTGTACATCGACACCAGCAACCAAAATTAAAGCATCTTCTGGCACATTTTCCATTTGTTCACGGCGCTGTGACAACGCGTAGTCATCAACTGTTTCACCGATGTCTGCCCACGTCTGGCCCAAGTAAGTGTTTGTCCACACCCTCAGTCGCTCTGGGTTCTTCTTAACGTCCAAGAAGTCTTTCACACCTTGAGAGAGAGGGGTCCAAGGCGAGTACAGGCCAGATATGGCAAACCCAGCAATCCCGTTGAACGGTTTTTCAGCGATCCAGACCCCATTGCGGATAGACCATATCCGGTCACTGTCATTCCACAGAACGCCACAATCTTCACAAAGGTATTGAGCGGTGTCTGGGTTTTCATCAGTCCAAATCACGTTAGACCACTTTAGAACCTGATCTACCTCGCAGTGTTTACAAGGAACGTGAAATCTACGTTTATCAGACCGCTCATAAGCCTCTTCAATGCGGCTGTTGTTTTCATTAGTGGGAGTGGATACGGATATTTGCTTTCTGTTCCAGAAGGTAGCAGAACGCTTATTAGCCAGTTGAATGGGGTCACCTTCACTACCGGCTGAAGCTGGGTATCTATCGACCTCATCACAAAGCACAATCCTTATCGGCCTCGATGCCAATCCAGATGGGCTATTGGCACCAACCATTGTGAGGGCACCACCGGGGAAGACCTTGTGCAGTGTTGTATTGCCAGAGTCCCTAGTGCGAGGGTCTTTTACTTTTCCTCTAAGAGCAGGAGTGCTTTTGATAAGACCCGCCGCAACCCGGTCTTTACTGAAAGCTTGAGCCATCTCAAGAGTTGGCTGCAACACAAGTATAGGACTGGGATCATTATCAATGTGATACCCCACAATGTTGAGAATAACCTCGGTTTTACCAAGTTGCGCTCCAGCCATGACCACAACTTCTTGAATTGACGCGTCAGAGCACGCATCCATGATTCCACGCTGGTATTCCGCTCGGCTTGTGTACCATCGTCCCGGTTCTGCACTACTTTGTGAGTCCAGCCGTCTTTCTTGGTCGGCCCACTGGCTTACGCTTAGTCTTGGCGGAGGGCGGAACGTCTCCATCGCTTTCTTCAGGTGAGTTTCCAGAAGTGCTCGTTGGGTCGGTTGATGGGTCATAATTCGCTAACTCTTCTAATGCTTCGTTGATTAAGTCTTCCAATATGGTTTGGCAAACACCCGCAACCTCCTCAGTTGCTAGGATTGGCGCGCCTTTCGTGGGAATAGATAACATCTTGCTTTTGACAGCGCCGATGACATCAGTCCACGCTGTAACAACGTCTTCTGCCGTGACAAGTTCACCCCTCACCTTCTGTAACTCAATCTCAGCAATCTGCGCTTCAGCGTTAAGCTTGCGCGTTCTAGCCTCA